AGTGCTCGATGAGTTTAACCTCAATGTAACCGATGGGCAGAAAGAAGAGCAAGAATAATTACTTCACACAAGAGACAGAAGATGCAATCGTAGCTTATAATAATTCAAAAGATCACGTATTTAGAGACAAGATATTTACCGATCAGATTTATTTTCCTTTATATAAGCTAGCAGAAAACATAATTCACACATTCAAATTTTATTATACCGACGTAGACGATCTCGAGGACTTAAAACTTGAGGTCGTTTCCTTGTTAGTAGAAGAAAAACTACATATGTTTGACCCTACCAGAGGAGCTAAAGCATATTCGTACTTTGGAACTATTGTAAAACGTCATTTAATTAACTACAATAACAAAAACTATAAGAGAGTTAAACAGCAAACCTCTATGGATGCTTGGGAAGGTAGTTATGATTTAAATACCCCTGAAGTTCATCCTAATGCGATGAAGCTAAAAGAGTTTTTTGATTATTTTATTGAAGAGATGTATGATCAATTAGATGAACTCTTCCCAAAAGAAGCAGATTTACAGATAGCTGATGCTGTATTAACGTTATTTAAGAAGCGTTACGATCTAGAAATCTTCAAAAAGAAAGCATTATACATTTATATACGAGAGATGACCGGTACAGAGACTCCATATCTTACCAGAGTCATTAACGTATTGAAAGAAGAATTCTACGAGCTTTATAATATGTACTACGAGAAAGGTTTGATTGACCTAAAAAAGTACTGATTCTATTTATAAAAGAAAAGGTATGGGGTTAGATAAAACACTCTTTAAAGATAAATCCTTTTCCGATGTACTAGAAGAGATCTACGGTAATTCTAAAAAGAAAGAAAAGCAGATCAATACTCTCATCGGAGAACTTAAACCTCTTATTGAAAACATAGGAGACGCTACTCTTGTTGTTCCTATGATAGCTAACTATTTAGAAATCGGTGTTAAGAACGATAAACATCTGATCGATATGCTTGCTGTTGTACAGCGTATGGAGAATGCCACTAAGAGCGGAGATAACGATGGATTTGAATTAGGTGCTGAGGAGCTCGCTCAAATCTTAGAGCAAATGGAAGAAGAGGTAGAGGAGCCTAAGAAAGAAGACTAATGGCCGGATATAACTACAACTTAAGGTCTATAATGCAGACCGCTAAAAATGTTGCTCGTACTGAAATAATAGTACCTGCTAGAGTTGTAGATGTAATCTTAGATGACTCTCACCCAGAGTTTGAGAAATACGGGAAATGGGCTTCTATTGGAGCAGTTAAGTACAGGGTGTTAAATAGAGATATCGACGAGAATAATTCTCAAAACCTACCTATTGCTTTCCCATTACAATCACACATCAAACATATTCCGTTAAAAAACGAGATTATACTCGTTGTAAGTTCACCATCCGAACTATTAGATGAGTCTTCCAGTAATGTAAAAAATTATTACCTGGATATAGTTAACTTATGGAACCACCCTCACCACAACGGATTCCCAGATAATACAGATCAGGATATAGAACTAGGAGAGGATTTCCAAGAACTAGCAGATATAAACCCAATGCGACCTTTTGAAGGAGATATCATCTTTGAAGGCCGTCAAGGACAGTCTCTGAGATTCTCAACAGGTATCCCTAATAAGACTCCTTGGATAGGAGAGCAAGGTAGCCCTATTACTATTTTGAGTAATGGTCAAGTTACTACTGACGAAGGCTTTACGACAGTTACTGAAGATGTAAACGAAGATTTCTCTTCAATATACTTAACATCAAATCAGCAAGTCAAACTCACTCCTGCTCAAACCTTCTCTTTATTTTCACCAGAAGGAGTAGATTTATATCAACAAAGTCAATTTCTAGCAAATACTAATAGAGTAGTATTAAACGGTCGAGACAGCATACTAGGTACTGCTACCAACCAGGTCGGATTCAAAGCTACCGATGTATATTTAGAAGGAACTTCCAATACTGCTATTAATGCTCCTAGAATCCAACTAGGAGAAAAGAACACTCAACCGGTACTAAAAGGAGATGATACTGTTAAATTACTGAAAGATCTTTTAACAGAACTACAGAACCTGGGTACTAAGATGATAGCAGCATCTAACGCTGGCGGACCTATTATATCAGTTCAAGATGCTGGAGCAAGCCTTGTTACAAAAACTACCACATTAACTACTCGACTTGAGAGACTTAAGTCAACTAAAACATATACTGAGTAATGGCGCTAGACGGTCTCTATAAAATCATTATTAAGAATAAGCATGCTGTTCGTCAAAAAGCAGAAGACCGTATCAACAGCTTACTAGACGAATACATACCAGATTCTATTGAAGATGCACCTTGTCCTTCACCTGCTGAACTGCAACGTATACTTTTGATTAGAGAGCAGATTAAACAACCTATCCTAAATCTCAACAAGAGGGTACAGCCTCTAAGTACATTTCTAGAAAAAGTACCTCCTATCTTAGATACGATACAGGTAGTAATAACGACATTAAAACTCCTGCCAATACCTGGAGTCGCTACAACAGCAGGATTAGTGGTAACGTTCGGAGATACATTAGCATTTTTAAAAGACAAGGTTAAAGACTTTAGACAGGAGGTAAAAAACGGAACTACTGTAATCGACGGAGTAGATGATACTATTCAAAATATCCTATCTAAGTTAGCAGAACTTGACGCTCTTATTGAGAAATGTGCTCCTGAAGCTATTGAACAAGATCCTGAGTTTGCAGCATTAGTAGAGAGTCAACAGAAACAAGATAGCGAGAACCCTGTTCAAGCAGACCATAGAGGGTATACGATTAAGATTGAAGAAGAGAAAGTAAGTAAGCTTACTCGCCGTTACGCAGTGGTGTACGGTACAAAAGGAGAGAGATTATTTACAACAGAGAAATCATTCTCAGCAACAACAAAAGTATTAATAGACGAAGCCAAGTTTGAAGTAGACAAACTTCTACAGTAAAACTATTTATAATTATGAAAGCATCTGATTTTAAGAACATTATTAAAGAAGCAGTAAGAGAAGCTATTAGAGAAGAGCTTACTCAAATGCAGCAACCGGTACAAGAGCAGGCTGTAAAGCAACCTATTCAATCTACCGGCAATCCTATCTTAGACGCTCTAAACGAGACTAAAGGTAGTATGACCTCAGAAGATTACAGAAATATTGGAGGAGGAGATTTTAAAGCTGATATGGCTAAAAACTTCAATAGAAATGCATTCATGCCTCAAGGCAGAGCAACAAAACCCGTTTCTGATGATCCAAACGCAGTAGCGGCAGCAGTAGCATCAGCACCAAAAGTAGGTTTAGATTTATCGCAATTAGGATTTATTAATAAAGCAGCAGCTATCGTTAACGAAGCAGATAGAAAACAAAAAGAGAAGTTTAGCGTATAATGGCATATAACAGACGTAAAATTGATCCACTAGATCTACAGCCAAGAAAAGCTGTAGGAGTAGCTTTACCTTTCTCGGGTAGAGCTGTTTTCAATTCTACGTATCAAACTAAAGACGCTATCCGTAATAACCTAATCAACTTCTTTTTAACAGGAAAGAATGAAAGAGTGTTTAACCTTAATTTCGGAGCAGGATTAAGAAACTTGTTATTTGAAAACATCACTCAAGACAGGATTGACGAGATTAGAGAATTAATCTTAGAAAACCTACAGTTATACTTCCCAAGAGTTATTGTTAATAATCTAACACTAGACTCAGCACCAGACCAAAACCTAGTACAGTTCCAATTAAGGTACGCTGTATCAGAAACTAATATAGAAGACGAAGTAGCAATTAACTTTGAAGTATAATGGCAGAAGAAAGAGACATTAAGTACGTTAATAAGACTTTTAGCGATTTCCGTCAACAGTTGATTGACTACGCTAAGAACTACTTCCCGGATACCTATAATGACTTCTCACCGACATCACCAGGAATGATGTTTATGGAGATGGCATCATACGTAGGGGACGTATTATCATTTTATCAAGATATCCAGCTGCAGGAGACATTACTCCAGTACGCTCAAGAACCAGGTAACCTATATAGCCTAGCCTATATGATGGGGTACCGTCCTAAGATTAGCACTGCAGCGACAGTTGATATTGATGTATTCCAGCAAGTAGCAGCAGTAGGTAACCAACCTAACTGGAACCAAGCTTTAGTTATTCCTGAGAATACTCAATTAGAATCAACTGCTGGAGGACAAGCTAGATTCTTTATTGACGAGAAAGTTAACTTTGGGTTCTCAAGCTCATACAGTCCTACTGATGTAAGCGTTTACGCTTCATCAGGAAACACTATCAACACTTTTTTATTAAAGAAAACAGTAAAAGCATTCTCAGGTGAAGTTAAAACTAAGACAGTATCAGTCGGTTCACCAGAGAGATTTAAGACGATTTCTTTAGAAGATAGTAACATTATCGGAATCTTAGATGTTACTGACGGAAGCGCTAACGACTGGTACGAAGTACCTTACTTAGCTCAAGATACTATCTTTGAAGAAACTGCAAACAGTGGTGCGGATTCTAATTTAGCTCCTTACTTACTAACGTTGAAGAAAGCACCCCGTAGGTATGTAACAAGAGTTACATCTACAGGTAACTTACAGATTCAGTTTGGAGCAGGTACTAATAGCCAAGATGACTCAGTAATTACACCAGATCCTACAAACGTAGGTCTAGGCACTAGTAACGGTGTAAGTAAGATTGATGTAGCTTACGATCCTTCAAACTTTATGTTTACAGGTACTTATGGTTTAGCACCAGCTAATACTACTCTAACCATTAGGTACCTGGTAGGAGGCGGAGTTGAAGCCAACGTACCAGCTAACACAGT